TATTCGTATGGTTATATAACGCATCTCAGTATCGGCTTCATACGATCTACCCTGAATATAAGTTAGCTCACCATCCATTGAATAGAACGGAATTATCAGGCGCGCATCGTCTTTCTTAGTATCAGGGAATTTATCGGGTACAATGGTATTTATAAATGCTTTGAACCCATTTGTGTGGAATAGTAAATTAAATTTGTCTTCCGGTATTTGTCGCGACCTAACATATAATACGGCGGGGTGGTCATCATCCAATGTATCGAGGGATGGTATGGATAGATCTTCTTTAAACTTCTTTTCAAATATAGGCTTCTTGAATGTATACGATGGTTTATCTTCACTCTTTTTACCAAACTTCTCAATTCTATATTCTGAATAGATGTTGGGAAAGAATTGTTTTAAGAATTTATCGAAGGGTTGTGCATAACTACAGTTAAAGCAGTGGGCCCAGGCTTTGCCTTTATTTTCATATATCCACCCACGAGCTTTAGACTTGCTCTTATGCGAATCACCACATACCGGACATCTGAAGTTGAATTGATTTTGACCTTTATCCTTAAATCGTTCTAAGTGAAGGCCGGCACGGCGAATGTATGCGTTGTCAATATAATCCATATAGTTATATTATAACATAATATGCCATAAAAGTAAACTAATTAGAACAAAAATTCGCAGTTTTTACATGTGTCTTTGAAATCCTCTGAGTCGAGGGTTAGGCATGGCATTCTACCAATATTTTCAACCATAATCTGTTCGGCAAAACAATCCTCACGTATATCACAGTGTTGGCAACAAACCTTGGGCTTGTATTGTTTATATTTACAGATTTTAGTTATTTTAGATGCATCACAAAAATATTTCATAGTATATAATAATTTAGTTAATGGTGAGGTTCCCATCTTTTAGAACCGGCGGCTCTGCGCAGGACAGTATAAGCACCGGTCGCTCTATCTTGAATCATGATACCGGCCTTGGAATTAATCTTGGCCCAGTTTTTGATGCCTTCGTATCTATCATCGCCTTCAAGATACTGCTGCCATCTACCAGTCTTTCGTTTACCCTTCATGCATTTTGCATATACATCCGGTGAACAGGTGTAGTAATACATACCCATTGTCTTACCGTCAGGGTCAGAAACCAATGGAGTGGGGATTATGGCCACATCGGCGGTTGTTACAGCATCTTCAAATGTGATACCAAAATCTTCGGTTTCGATTGCCGCCTCTATAATCAATGCAGTTTCAACATTTTCTTCTTCTTTTAAATATTTAGTAAAAGCAGCATTAATTTGTTCTTTACTTGCGCCCATGTTTATTATCTCCTCTCTTAATAAAAAATATGCCGCTGTCGCCTTACCCAATTTGGATTTGCCACCCGGTATTTTTTCTAATAAGCGTTTTAGGTTTCTTATTAATCTATGGAATAATGTATAATTATTCTTTTCGTCTTTCGTCTTTCTGTTTTTCTTTAATAACCTACCTTCATCATCAATGATGCCCAACTCATACGCTTCCCAGTCGGTCCAAGGTTTAGCTAAAAATTTAATAAATTTATAAACAATGTAGATGTCCACACCGCGACTGGCACCACCCTGTTCATTAATTTTATTCATATCTCTCTTTTTAGTTTTTCTAATAATTCTATATTACATCCTTTAAGCTCTGGTTGACCAAGATTTAAAAAATGTAATACACTATTTAATTCTTTATGGACTCCCGGTGATACTATATTAAATAGTACTACATTCGTTGGAATTGGACCAAAAAGATTATTAAGAATTATAATAATATTTATACAAGGTCTATCTTTAAAATTCCCAGTTTTATTGTACTCTTTAAGATATTTGTTCACAAATTTAATACGTGAAATATCCTTTAAAAAAGAGGCAGTATCGCCGGCCGGATCATAATAATAACGCGCTAAATAACTTAATAATTCACTTCTACTTTTCATTATTTCCTCTTACTTCATTCAATGTTTGACGATATATTGTTTGATTAATATCCATCACGTTTAATAATATTTCCAACACACCCGCTAAAACTTGGCCTTGTCTAAGAGTCAATCTCTTATTGGCCTGTAAAGCCTTTATTGCACCATTAAATATGGCCACATCTTCTTTCTCAACTAAACCTTTCCGAGCTAAAATCATTAGCTTTGAACGATTCATTAATTTTCTTCAATCCATTTTACGGCTTTTTTATTGCTTGGTAATGAACTTGTCCACGCTTTAATTTTTGAATATGCCTTTTTAAAACCAGCATACTCAGTGCCTGTAGAATTATCCACAAGGTGAAATTTCTCTTTAAACAAAGAACTATAAACTCCTTTATTACCCTGAACTTCTTTCCAGAACTTCTCTACATCTTTAGGGTCTAATGTTCTATCGCCTTCAGAACCCCTCTCAATATTGCGCTGTAGCGCAGTGGATAAATCAGTATCTACAAATATCATGGCGGATTCATAACCCAGCTCTTCGAACGAGGATTTCATCTTTTTAATCTTAGCAAGGTCTTTGCCAGTACCATCGATGACTAAACCGAGTCGGCCAGCGATGGCTAACTCCAATTTCTTCTTAGTAGTCTTCTTGGATAGATCTCTTACAATATCCTTAGCGTATTTTTCATCATCCGGCATAGCGAGAGATAGTAATGATTTCTTCATAGCAACTTTAAATGCTATGTCCGAATTAATCAAAGCCATATTCATTATCTTCAAACCGAGATTTTTAACAACCCATGACTTACCAGAGCCTGGTCCACCCGCCATAAAGACTATGTGGAATATGGCTTTGTCGTTCTTACCTTCGTCAAGATGTTGCTTAAAGCTTAACACTAACCCTCTCTATCTATAGCGTATGGGCCAATTAGTGTAGGGCGATCACCCTTATCAACATATTTCTTAGAAAATATTAAAATATCTTTAGAGCCAACGCCTGTAATTCTTACATGACCAACAGGTGATGTAGAAGTAGTTACCTTTTTAAAGCCAGATGATTTAAGTATTTTTTCAAAATCAAATAAATTATTACCCTTCTTAACAGCATGATCGATAGCTGCCACTACACCGGATAATTCTTTATCTTTACCTTCCGTCATATGTATTAAATCTTCCATCATTAACCCCTCTTTGGAATAATTTTATTTGTTCTATCGATGACAGATTTAAAATCCTTACCTAACTCGAACATAGTGGTTAATTGATCGAATACATCGCCGTAACCAGAATGTGCAGCGTCATCATCTAGTTTATTTAAGTTATCTACCGATTTTAATAGACCCTTTAAGTGCTTCATCATATCCGACAATTCAGCTTTCTTGGCTTTATTTGTCGTAACTTCATTCAATTCATTATATGTTTTCATTATCTTACTTCCCAGTATGACTCGCCACCAGACTTACCAGAAGGTGAACCAGCTGGTTTAGCTCCACGGTAGAATACGCCGGTGTTGGCATCTCTTAATAATGCGTCGCCGCCCTTTGGTTGAACTGGTGCTTCTGTAAGCATTTCCACTTCATTGTTTTCTTTATCAGACATATATTACTCCTTTGTTTATATTATTTATTAATAATTTTTTTCATTGTTTCAAACTCTTTCCAAAGCTCTTTGGGCATAAGTTTTTTAAATGCATCTTCATCATCATTAAGTAATGAATTGCGAACATCTGTAGCCGATGCTACTCTTGGTGTTTCTTTAAATTTAATATCAAACTCTTTATCAGAATCTAATTTTAAACGAGAGAATTGTTTCTTATAATCACCCAATCTATCGTTGCCAGCGTGTACTGCAACTACTTCCATTCCCTTTTTGCGTAAATCTGCAGCAACTTCTGGTATATAGCCAGTCTTTACTTCCATAACAATAGCACTCTTATCAAGCTTCTTAATAAGCTTGGTTTGATACTTAGCATCGAATGGATTACGTTTCTTATCTTTTGAAGACTTATCACCCTTTACTAAAAGTATGATAGGGTTCTTCATAGTCTTTAAAATAGCCTGATGACCGATATGAATCGGTTGCATTCTACCAAGGAATATGCTTACCTTCTTGGCTTTGTCATCTCTATCGGTGAATTCAATTGCTTCATTTATGTGCTGTACAAATGACTTCACAGATATTCCTTTTTGAGCATTGTAGCAGTCGCGGTATCATTATTCTTTTTAGCAGTTGCAATATATGCATTCACGGCTTCTTCTTTATCAGTCTTTAATAATTCTCTAAACATTTTAGATATAGCGTCCGATGCCTTAGCACCCTTGCGATATACCGAGTTATCGTCGGAATACGCATACCACCAATCATGAACCTTTAAAGCTTTCTTGAAGTCATTTATTGACGAATTTTCATTAAATTGTCTTAAGGATGATTCATTCTTCAATTCAGGGAATTCATTGAATACATCTGATTTTCTCCAACCAGATACAACAGTATAATACTTAATTAAAGCAGCCTTAGTACCAGTCAAAGCCTTTACAATATTATTTTTATCCGTAGATTTAATACCTAACTTTTTCCATTCCTTCTTATCAGATTTCTCTAAATGGAAATCAACCTTAATTGTTATTTCTTTTGCTTCAGAAATGATTTCTTTTACTACCGCAGTTAATGCTGTATTGTCGCGAACTATTGAACTTAAATCTCTCATTGTTTTCTCCTATATTATTGGCGTTAACTACCAACTTAAACTTATATACCCTTCTTTGGTTTAATCAACGTTTTTTCTTAATGTGTTGATTAAAACTTTTCATTATTGTCTGTAAATCATTCATAATGGATATATGCCACCACCCGACACTTTCACCGATTTAATATCTAACCCGAAAAAATGGATTAATCCAATCATCATCTTGGCACCCAATTGCTTAAGTTGATTAAATGCTTCTTTAATCCTAGATAAAATACCTTTTAAAATTTTCTTGGCTCCATTGACAATCTTATTAGATATATTTGTAACACCACTCATTAACTTATCAAATAATTGGAATTCATTTAATTGTTCTACATCTTCACTTAAATAACCCAACGAACATTCGTCTTTTACTATGTCTGCAAATGATTCTTTTATCTTAACCTTTTTGGACCTTACAGTTAAATATGGATATGTAGAACCACCTTTGAATGAAACATAAAAATTATTGCCTTTGGATAATTTACTACCCGCCTTATCGATTGAATCTAATAATAATGTGTTATTTATTTTACCCAATGGATCGAATACTACAATATGTGTCGCGATTGCCGTAGGCGATGGCTTGAATTTAACTGTACCAGAAGCGGCCTCGAAACAAAAATGGTTTTTAAATTCATTAGTCTTAAAGATTTGATCGAATTGATTTGTTAAATCCTTTGCTATTTTATGAAAATTTTCCATTTCAGCAATTTTTGATTTGTCTGCTTTGGATAATTTCTTACCTGAATCTCTCATAGCTTTAATAGAAGTAATGGTACCTCTAGTACTCATTTTACCCATATCATTTTCAATATTATTCATCAACTTATGAATATCCCCAACATTACTTAATGAATATGTTGATAAAGCGGCATGAAATGTGCTTAATGCTTCTGCAGGTCCAGCACTCATTAATTGTGAGCCCCCGGCTTTCTTAAGAGATATATGAATCTTTTTATTAATCATGTCCGTTTTAGGTGTTCTATCTTTACCCAGCCATTCATTATTAGTTGCTGCAGTTGCACCACCGAGTTGTGTTAATTCACTTATTTTAAATTTCTTAATAAAATCTTTTGCTAAGAGTAAAGAAGCTTCTTGGTGATTTGTCCAAAAGTGTTTTACATCAGACCATTCAGAACCAGAGTTCCAATCACTTAAACCTTTAAGCTTATTAACACCAACACATATAAGAGCTTCCCATTGTGCACCGGTTGGGTCGGCACCACCACCGCCACCACCAAATTCATGTGTTTTTTCTAATTGAGACCAAGTAACCTTTTTACCTTTAGAAGTTAATGCTTTAATATCACTTGGATCAATTACACCATCTAATACCGATTTATCTAATACAATACTACCACCTTTTGTAGTAGCAAAAGCGTCACCCGTTTCAATTTTATTTTTGAAATTATTCCATCTATATAATTCTTTATTTAGATCGGCAATACTTAGATTGGCTTCGTTAATATAATGTTTAAAAGTCTTCATATTTAGTTTTTAAATCACCTTCTATAATCTGAAATTTAATCCCAGTAATTGATTGACAGGGGCAAATGTTCCAGTCAATTTAATAAGCTCACCCTTATGGAAGAACGTCAATCCCTCTGTTGGAATAATTGACTTCGAACCACCAAGTGCTTCTAGCCTTTCTAATTCCACCCCTAATTTATTTATTAATTTGCTATCTTTACTTTTCAATACAGCGGCCGACACCTTTTCAATCTCCTTCTGTATCTTAACAATAGCTTTATCTGGATTCAGCGTCATTAAATCAGACATCATATGAAGAACATCAGCACCTAATTTTAAGAAGATCATCTCAAGCGGCTTAACAATATTTTTGATATGTTCCATCAACTTCTTATCTTCTTTGGCTATACTCTTCACCAAATGTTTGGGAAGAGACTTTTTAATGCTTACAATTTTGATACTCTTATCTACGTTACTCCAACGATTTATAATGTCGTTTCTAATGACAGTAGAGATTTCATTCTTGGAATCAACTCCATCGATTAATTTATTAAAGTACGCTCTACGCACGTCTATGATAGTGTCGCCGGTGCCTACGCCATAACCCTTACGATATTTACTCAACATACCGAGATACTTACTTTTCTGTTTCTTAAAGTCAGAAACCTGTGGTAGCTTAACAACCGATAGCTTACGAATATGAAACTTCTCTTGTTGATGGGCAGAAACTTGCCTTAACATGCCGTCAAGCATTGAAGCCGCCTTCTTATCAATTTGAGCTATTACCTTACCATCCAAGTCATGTCGTACCACACCATGAAGTCTTAGTTCAGTCACGCCATATTCAATAACATTCTCTGCAGACTTAGGCATCATAACCTCTACCGACATCCATTGACCACCCTCTTTAAAGATAGTCTCTCTTTGAGAAGATGATAACTTCATAATGGCGGAGTATAGATCTTTCATGGCTTGTACATACGCGTCACCATTATCTCTACCTTTGAACTTAGAGGCCATACCGGCAACATCAAGAGCGTTTGCACCATTATTCTTTAAATGTGTTTTAGAGCGCGCGGCTATGATTTGACCATCTTTAAATGATAGCATCAAATTGTGCCCGTCGGTTTTTTCTTCCGCATAATCCAACTTGCCAGCTAAAACATTGACAATAATGTCCGACATATCGGAGAATGTGAAATGTGTTATATCGAAGGGGTGTGAAAGATGTCCAAACGCGCCACCCTCGTTTAATGACTCATTATGTTGTATAAAAGATTGCATAATCTATTTATCCTTTATGTAACAATACCATCGAACCTTTTCTTTTTACCAAACTCTGGCTTTCTGGATATTGTGCTTACAACATTTTCGGTCAATGAAGCGGATTCAGCGTCATCTAGATTAATAAGCTTCATATGTGGATAATCAATACCGCACACAAATGCCTTCTTGTAATCACTATATCTATTCTTCAAGACCTTGAATTTGATTTGACCAAGCTGTAATAGCTCATCGGAAGTAGTCATGCTAATCATGAAGTCGGCGGTGGCGGGTAGACCAAATGATTCCGCGGTGGAGGTCATATCTGGATCTGTGTCGGAGAAACCGCTTCTATTAACCTGTGCGGCGGACCAAATGGGAACATTATTCTCCACCGCCAAACCTCTTAACTCTTCTGCAATAGCTTTAACGTAGTGATAAGAATTTTCAGAACCACCAGAGAATCTAGACGAAGCACATATACCGAGATAGTCGATGAAGATAGCGTCTGGTTTGAATTTCTTTTTAATCGCCAATTCCTTCAATAGAGCCTTAAAGTTATTAACCGAAGCACCTGATGTAGGATATTCCTTTACAATCAACTTACCTTTAATGTTCTTAATCGCGTGATTAAACTTAGAAGTATATTCCTCTCTACTCAAATCTTCAATATCATTCAATGAAATGTTGAGTAGGTTTGCATCAATGCGTTCGGCGATTCGTTCCTCCGCCATCTCCATAGTAATATATAGAACATTCCTACCTTGGGCCATATATGAAGCAGAGAGATGACACAAGGCCAGAGATTTACCAACATTAATACCGGCGAGGATAATGTTAAGAGTCTTATTGGGAATACCACCCTTAGTAGCAGTATTCAAATAATCTATATCACAGGGTATGCGTTCTTCCGTCTTATGATAAAAATCAAATCGAGAATCAATATCACCTATCCAATCATGCCCTACATGAGAATCTAATGATACCGCGAGTGCATTACTTAATAGATCTGGTATACCTCCTCGTTGACCATTCTCATCATCAATGATCTCGATCGCCTCCATTACACCATTATAAACGGCTTTATCACGACAGAATTTATCCGTTGAATCTAAGAGCCAATCATATTCATGTGAGTCACCCCCGAGTTCGGCGAGTGTACTAGTAACCGCTACATATTGTGTTTCATTTAGATTTTCTCTATTCTCTAGTTGTATACCCAGTGCATCTATGCTCGGGGCCGAACTATACTTAACGGAATATTTTATAATCTCTTCAAACAGAATACGATCAGAAAAATCGTGGAAGTATTCGGGTTTGATATATGCTATTGTCCGTTGTAGAAAATCCGGGTTGTTAAGTAAGTTACTGAGTATAACATTTTCAATAGAATTCATAATCACAAAATAGGTTAAAAGTAAATACTATACTATAATACTTTGTTTCTTAGGTGTCACAATAGTTTCAAATACAGAATTATATTGATTTAATATTTCGATACTTGGCACAGATACAACAATTATATGTTTTGAATTTATTTCAAAGCTTTCAGTTTTGGCAGAATATGCTAAAAACGGTAATACCGCTATCTGTAATTGACCATCGCCTGCATCTACTTGATGCATTACAATAGCGTCTTTTAATGTGTATACATCACCAGTTTCAACCACCGTTGCTACAATATCTACACCTGTACTTAATTTTAATGTTTTTACTTCACTCATTTATTTCTCCATTTCTTCTTTTAATAT